CATTATAGACCCCCTAAGAAACTACCAATACCTATAATATCTGTTATTGTTCCTAATCCTTGTTGTAATGGATTATATAAATATGGATTTGTTTGTGAATTATAACCACCTGCAGCTTGAGTTACTTGTCCTAACATTTGATTAAGATTTTGTGCTGGAGCAGATTGTAAGAAATTAAATCGTTCCATATTAGCAAGAATATCTTTTTGTGCTTGTTGTTGTCTTAATGCTCCAACTCTAGCAAGATTGCCATAATCTTGATAATCTGATTGTGCTAGTGATGGTGCAGCACCAATCATAGCATTTTGTCTTGCTCTTTCAGTTTCATAATTTTGCATAAGTGGTGTTGCAAGTGAACGAGCTAACACATCTTGATTAGCACCAGAACCTAAACGCCCTGCACGACTAAATTGACTTTGCACATCTTGTGTGATTGGGTCTAATACTGCTGTTTTAAAATAAGGATTTGTTGTTGGATTTAAAAAATTACCCTGCAATGTATTAAGAGCCTGATTTTGACTTTCTCTTTGCAAAGGTGAACCAGATAATGCTCTGTTTGTTTGCAATGTCATAGCCATTTGTTGTTCAGGACTAAAACCTGCAACTGTGTGTTCAGGATAATAGTTAAATCCACCACCCATATCATAAAGCCTTTGGGCTTCATTCGCACCATAAGCTAAATAGGGTGCTGCGTATGCAGGGGGATTTACTGTTGTCGTTGTATTACCAACCTTATCGCCACCAAAACTCATTATATACTCCTTATTGAAATTGTACCTACATCTTTGTAGGATTCATTTTTAAAATTAACTCTTGACCAACCTTTGCGACCTATTATTTGTGCTTTTTTACAGCCAATAGATTTAGCCCATTCACAGATTGGGTTTTCCATTTCTTTTAGTTCTTCTAAATCACCACCAGCTAACCAAAATCGTATTGATTTAAAATTAGGATATGTGACTATTTCTGTTACAATAGCGGATTTTTGCCCTGTCCATAATTGAGCATCACCCCTTGCTATTGCATAAAATACATCTTTTTCACTATGGCTATCTATGCCTCTATCAAGTGCTTCTAATATGTATTTGCGTGATTTTAACCACGCTTCTTTATCCAATGATGATGTATTCATAGGCTCGTGTTGTTCCACTATTGTTATGCGTTATTGTAAAAGTTCCATTCGTTCTTGCTGATACATACAAAGCTGTTAATTCGGCAGCAGCATTAGTATCTTTTGGCATAAAAGTTATTACGCTATTTTCACCTACACGCACATCACTTACAACAGTTGTTGCAGATGAGGTTTGCAAGGTTACTGAACCTGTACAGTTTAAACCACCATCAAGAACCCTATTGACAACTTCTGCAACTTGTCTTGGGTTGCCACCTTGATTAGCAAGTCGTTTAAACTGATTATCAGCCATTATCGTTTACCTGTTGTTTTTGCCTCTATTTCTACACCTTGTATATATTTCCAAGTACCTGAAACATTTAACCTTATTTTATGATACCTACCTTGATTTGACCTTACATTGCAATATCCATCATCATTCAAGGTACTTGCTGTGCCAAAACTATCATCATCAACTTGTCTGCGTCTTGACGATACTTGCGCTGTAACAGATGGTGTCGTGCCGCTTACTATCTCAACATAAGGTATAACATTCGTTATAACGCTTGTACGACCATTACCTGTATCTAAATCAGCAGTTTCAATTAAGGCTTCTTTGTTGATACCACTAAAGGTGTGTAACTTTTTGTCTTTAGCACCACCAAAGATAAATTGACCACCAATATAGATTGATGAGTCAAGTGAGGCAGGTAATCCATCTAATGATGTGCTAATAGCGTCTAATTCTTCTAAAGTATAATTAATAGTCATAAATGGTGATATAAGTTCACAGTCTAATTCTGCATAAGACCATCTTTTTAACGCATAATTATAAATTAATAATCTATCAGGTGTATCATCATTAGAGCTACCTGATGTATATGACCACACAACTATTTGTTCTGTAGGGTCAACAGCAGTAGATATTCTTCCTTTGTTTCGTATTGTAAAATCATCAAAGAAAAAACGATTTACTTTTTCCGCACCTATTGGCGTACTTCTTTGTCCATCAAATTGATAAAAACCATCATCTGATAAATAAAAGACAGTTTCACCAACACTTGCTACTGAATTTGGATAGTTACAACCAAAGCCTGTTTGAACTTTATCAAATTGGAATATAAGTGGTGTGCCAACATAAGACCCACGCACTATACCTCTTTCACAAAGTATAGTAGCGTATTCTCCACCAACAATACCTGTTATATCACCCATATCAAATATATCCTGTATATCGGATTGGTCTGTGCCTATTGTCCAACCTGTATGAGAAGCAAGTGAAGAAAAGTACACACGATTTGGGTAAGTGTTGCCACCATATTTAACATTACCTGTAAAAACAAAATCACCTACAACTGCTATATGTTTTGCTGCAGGACTACCTGCAATATCAGCAAATAATGAGCTTGTGCCATTATCATATACTTGTAATATATTATTATGTCCTGACGCACCAATAACATAACCACTAAAGTCAATAAATTTCCATATATCGTCATTACCTAATGAGTTGTAATTTCCTGTTTTTGATATATTTGTTAAATTAGAATTTGCTTTTGTAAATTCATATAATTTTGTAACATCACCTGCAAATATCTTAGGGTCGCCAGTATCATCTTTAGCGGCAAATATTCCTCTTAATCTATTATCCGCAGCATTGCTGTATTGAGATAGGTCTTGTAAACCACGATACCCTCTTGCAGCAGGTATAACATTTTTGGCTGTTGTCACACCGCTTGTGTTGTCAGGCTGGTCAGGCAACCATTCACCAAAATTCATCATTATCTTATTTCCCCATAATCACCACGCATCTCTAAACCTACGCCATAATTACCTTTTTCTTCATCAATTCGTATTGATTGCAGTATGTTCTCTACAAGTGCGTTGTATTGTGTAGCCCTTTGTTCATCTAATAAATATGTATAAGCGTAAAATAGACTCGCATAGAGGTATAAATCAGGAAAACGAGTCAATATAGTGTTTGTCGTGTTACTGTCGCTTAAAGAGCTTACAGACGCTTTATAGGTCAATTCTATGTTAAGTGTTGAGTCAGGTGTTGGTGCTAAAAATAAATTATCACCAATAACGCTATAAACTCGTGGTAAACCAGTACCTGTTGTTGCGTATTCTTTCTTTACTTGTAGCGGTGATAAATACCTTAATGTAACACGAGGATTATTCATTACCTTTACATTGCGAATACTGCGCATATCAGTTGGCAACGATACATAAGCATTATCTGCACTTGTTGTTAAGGTTGTTCGTGTGTCTTGTGACCGAGTTTCTAGTTCACGAGATAAACGACTTTCAGCTAAATCAATAAATGTATCAATTTGTGTCGTTAAGTCATCTCTAGCTAAAAAATCAGCTATCTCTGTTTTTAATGATGAATAATCTGTTGCCATTATATACTTCCGCCACCTGTTCTAAAATATTTGTTGTCAGGGTCATTTAACCATCTTGACCATGCTTTTTTGTTTTTCTTCGGTTCTCCGAATTTATGTAATAATTCATAATAGAGGTTTGCAGGTATTTCTGCGATTTGCCTCATGTGTTTTTGTGTACCTACGATATTGTATGGTTTGTAATCAATATCTAAATCTTTGGCTTTTTTAATTATGTCTTTTGTTTCTTGTTCTACTGAAACATGATGCTGACCATCATTACCCCCATGAAAATATGTTGTTTTTTTCTGTACAGGGTCATAACCAATTATTTTTTTCATTGTAAATCCTAAGTTGTGGGGGGTACTTAATACCCCCCTTTGCTTAAATTAAGTATTTAAGTCTGTTACCATGCCATGTGCTTTAGGTGCTGTTGGAACATAAGTCCACTCAGAAACTATTGCAAATTTGGTTGCATCACCAGTCGGTGCTACATCTGAAACAGAGAATAGTCTATTAGGTAACGAACCAATAGAATAATGGTTAGAATCTAATAAGAATATTGTGTCATCAGGCATTTGTCTGTCGATAGTAACGCTTAGTTCACCAAAATCTGTAAGATAAAGTGAAACGCTACCAACGATAGCTACTTCTTTTGGTGCTGTGTATTGCAACTGTTGTGTTGCTACGCCACCACCTGATAAGTCACTAAAAGCTACTTTGTTTGCAGGTGAAACTACAAGCATATTAGGCTGTCCGCCATCTTCGTATGCAGCTTTCATTGCAGTATCAATTTTTGCTAAAGTTAGTGCAGCGTCAGTACCAGCTTTGTCAGAAACATCTGTTCCATCACCTGTTGGTGTTGTACTTGGAGAAACAAGTGAAACATTAGTTATATAAGAACTAATTTTACCTGCTTTTCTTGGTTCAGGTGAAGCTACTCTTGCTTCGTTTTTGCAAAGTGCTTTTTCAATATCTCTGCGTTGCTCAAGTCCTTTTAAGACTTTAACATAAGCTGTTTCTTTATCTCTACCAGCTTTGTCAACAACATCAAGTGTACCTGATACTGATGCAGCTTGGATAGAAATTTGATGATAATTACCAAGTCTAGTTGTAGCGGTAGGATTAGTGTATGTGTAATCTGCGCCCTCTGATTGATAATTAGTATCGGAAGCTGCTGTAAGTTCTTGAACTTGCCATTCGTGGAATACACCACTTGTTGTAATTTTCTTACCATTACTGAAAATTGGTGTTTCAGCAGGGTCAATACGAGTAATTACATCAGACAAATCTTCTCTCTCACCAACAGCGTTTGCGGTTAAGTAAGTTGCCATATTATAAACTCCTTATATGGTTAATTGGATTTTTGTAAAAGATAATCAACAGCAGAATCCATGCTGCCAGTTGATTTCAACTTATTAAAGGCTTTATCAACCTTTCCTTTTTGCAAAGTTTTTGTAGTTGTAATCTTTTTACCAGATTTCGTCATCTTCGGTGCTTTCTTAACTTTTTTCTTAACAAGCGGTTTTTTTGCTTCTAGTTCATCATAAAGCATAGCCTTACGCAGCATTAATATTGCTCTGTGGTCAGTAGCATTGTTTAACTCTTGCTCATTAAAGCCATAACGCTTAGCAAAAGTAACAATGTTTCTTTTATCCATTTCAGCAACTTTTTCATCTTTCCATTCAGGAATTGCCTTTGTCAATTTTACTTGTTCTTCGGCAAGATGTTTTTTCATAGCTTCCTGTTGTTCAAATGCTTGTCGCTGTGCAAGTTCATTTTGTGCTGCTTGAACTTTTGCAAGTTCCGCCTCTTTGTCACGAAATTTGTCTTTAGCCCTTACATATTCTAAGGGGTCTGTTTCATACAGATTATCCCAATATTCTTGTGTAGGCTGGTTTTGTGTTTCCGCAGATAACTGCTGGTTTAACTGTTGTAAACCTTGCTGGAGAGATTGCCTCTCCTGTAAAAGAGCCTGTTGTTGCTGCTCAAATTCTTTTCTTTGATTAGCTAAATCGGTTGTCTTTTTTGTATAATCAGATTGTCGAGAATAACCTGCAACTAATTCATCAAGGGTAACATCTTCTTCTACACCATTATTCTTCACAGTATAGTATTCTTGTTCCTCGTATTCCTCAGTTTCATCTTCGGTTACTATTTCTTCATCTAATTCTTCCGATACATCTTCCTCAACAGCTTCTAGTGCCTCATCAGGTTGTTCACTTGTTGGTTCTTCTGTATCTGTTACATCAGGGGTTTCTTCAACCTCTGTTTCTGGTTGTGCCTCTTGATTCGGTTGTGGATTATCTTCTGATTCCTGCCTGTCAAGTAGTAGGCTTGTGGCTTCCGCCATGTTGATAGGGTCGTTCCCAGTTGGGTTGTCGTCTGTCATGTTTTTCTCCTTTTGACTGCTAAATGCTTGGTCATAGTTGGTTTAAGGTGTCGTCAGCTAATTTACCATCAGTAACGACATTTTCTATGTGTTGCTTAACAGCTTTAAGCGTTGTCAACATCATAAAAACTTTTTCACGAGGGTCTTTTTGGTCTAGCGAACTATTAGCCCATGCAATATGGTATTGTTCCTCTAAATATGTAAAAGCCTCTTGTAATATTTCGTTTCGTAATAATGCCTGTGCTTGTTCGGCACGAGCTTTATCCTTTTCTAAATTCTCTATTTTTACCATTTTTTCCTCTATATGTTTTCTTCGTTATTTTCATTTTCCTCTTTATTTGCTAATAACTCATTAATAGCTAATACACTATTTTCAGTTGTGCCATACAACATTGTGTCTATCTGTTCGTTTGTAAATCCTTGTCCTATTAAACTTTCTCTTTCTGTTGGTGTTAAATAATTAGCTTCATTAGTTGTGTTGGCTAACAATAATCCACCTAGTAATTCAGAAGTTGCAGGACTTGCGCTACGAGCTGCACTTGTTAAGGCATCTGCGGCTACTTCATCAAAACCTTGTGATAGGTAAATATTTTTTACCTCGTCTGCAGACCTTGATGGTAATGTCATATTTGCTAAATCAATACTATCTTCACCATTAGCTTTAGCTTTTAAACTTAGTAATGCTGTGCCATGCACTAAATCACTTGTTAATCTTGCTCCATCAAAGCCATCTTTACCTGTGTAATACCATCTTTCTATGCCATCACCACTTTGTATATCACCACTTTCAGTATTGTAATTTAATCTATTGTTTGTTGTAGCTTCTGATTCTTGGTTGCCATAAGTTATATTAAGTGGGTCACGATTTCCTGTTTGTGCTAATATATCGCCCTCTGCAGTTAAACCAAAAGAGCTAGTAATATCACTAACAGCTCTACCCATAGTACTTGCTATACTTGTTGACGCATCAACATTTTTTTGTTTAAATTTATCTCCTTCCATTCCAAAACTTGTTGTTTCGCCTGTTGCAGCGTCATACTGACCAAAGCCTGTTTTGTTAGATTTTTCTGCTTGTAGTTTTTCCCCTATAAATAATGCTACTGCTAATGGTGCAACCCAAGAGGCAGTCATAGCACCCTGTATGCCAGTACCTGCAGTTGTTGTCATACCTGCTCCTGCAGTAGAAGCACCAGTTACTGCAGCTTTAGCATTTGCTGCCATAAGGCTTGTGCCTGTTGTAGTAGTTGCAGTACCACCTAAAAGACCTGATGCACCTATTCCTGCAATAGTACCAAACACATTAGAGGGTGTTGCTTCATCTAACGCACTTGCTAATGACAATAAGCCACCGCCAAGAGATATGGCTTCCGCACCTGTAAATTGTGTAGCATCATTAAGTGCTGAACCTGCAGTTCCAAGACCCTCGTTTAATGGTGTATTTAGCCATTTACCAACTTTACCAAATTGCTTATCAAGCCAATTTCTAGGGTCATCAGTTGCAATCATTGTGTCACTAACTGGGTCGTAAGTTGCATAAGTATAACCTAACTTATCGTCATAAACTTCGTAAAAAGTTTGCCCATTTTTTTGAAAAACATCAAAATAATCTGTACCTACAGGTGTTTGTCCGATTGTTACTGCATCTACCAATCCTGTATCACCTAAGTTAATTGAAGCATCTATTGTTCCATCAAGATTTAAACCACCAGCTTCACCAGTTGGCACAAAACTTTTTCCTAAACCTGCTGTTCCTGCTGGAACTCTACTTAAATCTAAAGGCTGTGTTATGTTCACTCCAGACGCAGTTACACCCCCACTACCTTTTAAAATTGTTTCTGCGCCAGTTATTAAGTTACTTGCCGAAGCAGAACTACCTGTAACAGCGCTTAGTCCAGTTAAAAGAGCTGAACCAAAATTTGCATTTGTTGTTTCTATTGTATTAGTTAAGTCTATACCTTGTTCAGCAGTAATTTGATTTGTGTCAACTAATGTTTTTATAATGTTTGTAGCATTATCTTTTGTAATATAGCCTGATGTTTCTTTAGTATTTCCTGTTGTTTGGCTTTCATCACCTTCAATGCTACTTAATAAACTTGTATTGTCTATTGTTGTTAATTCTTTGGTATCTGTACCAGTAGAGCCATCAGTATCACTATCGCTATCTAAAGTTAATAAAGTATCATTGTTAGATATTGTTTCCTTTGTATCTGTACCAGTAGAGCTATTAGTACTGCCATCTGTATCTATTGATTTTATAATTTCTCTAGTATCTGTGCCTGTAGAGCTATTAGTATCACTATCACCTGTGTCTATTGTTTTAATTATATTTGTTCCAGTTGTGTCTGTACCACCTGTTGAAGTATTATTTCCACTACCAACTATTGTACTTGCAACTGTTCCAGCAGCAGCTACCCCACCTAAATCTAAACCATCTCCACCGCTTCCACCACCGCCAACTACATTTTCCCAATGAGATTTGTCAAAAGGCAATCTTCGATAAGTTTCAAAATTGCGATAGGTGTTAGGGTCAACTGCGAAGGTGCTTTGAAAATCTTGTTCCATTTGCGGATAGCTCTGCAATAAACCTGTTACAAGTGGTGAATATGCGTCAATCGTAGGGTCTAGTGTTATGTCTGCCAAAGTTGGTGTATTTTGTAATAAACCTTGTTGTGGAACATACATACTAGGGTCATTTAAAACAGGCTGAAAAGCGTCAATAAATCCTGAATAATCGACATACTGCGTTTTAGGGTAAGCATTATTTAATGCAGTTATAGTGTCTAATGTTATGTCAGTCATTATTCAACTACTCTTGGTAAATTTGTAGATGGGTCGCCGCCCATTTGCTGTTCAAAACCTCTTAACTGTGCTTCATAGCGTAATTCTTCTTGTCGTATCTGCATTTTCATTTGCAATTCTTCTCGTTTTAACGCTAATTCCGCTTCTTGTTTTTGTTTTTGCAATTCTAATTCTGCTTGGAATTTTTGTTGTTCAAATTGCATTTTTAATTCTGCTTCACTAGGGGGTGGCGGTTGTTGTGGTTGTGGCGGTGCATCTTCTGGATTTTTAAAGAAGCGTGACGCATCTTTATAACCAGCCATTCCAGCAAGTTCGGCAAGTGTATTACGATATTGTTGTAAACTAACTAATGGGTTATCAACGCCAGTTTGCAATAATATTTGTTCTTGTTTTTGTGCCATTTGAGCCAAAAACGCCATTTTCTCGTTTGTTTGACCAGAACCTAATCCAACATTAACTGATATATCGTATTCATGTTTCCAGTTGCTAGGGTCAATCGGCACAAACTTATTGTTAAGTCGTATCATTTGGTCTTTTTTGCCATGATGTAAGCAAAGCGTTAAGATAAGTTGAAACAGTTGTTTAACTCCAGTTTCAGCAAATACTCGTGCTATCATTTCTATTTTACCTTGTGCTGCTGACATTTGTGCTGCAACTGCTGTAGCTGTCGTGCTTTGCAAGGAATCGGCATCTAATCCCATAGACGCTTTTGATAATCCTGTTCTTTGTTCTTTTAAATCGTCAAGATATTGTAACAAGCTAAATGCGTTTTGACCGATAAGCTGTGGTTGTAAAGGTTGTAGTGCATTGGGTTGACGCACACGCACAATACCACCTGCTCGTGAATTTAATAAATCATCAATATTAACTTGCCCTTCAACAGCAGCAACTCTTACATTGTTTGTAAGATAGATATTATCTAATAATTGACGCATAACAGTTGATTTAATCATCTGTATATCCATGATTAATTCTGCTAAACTACGACCAATTAACCTATGCGGCATTAATATTGGTGATAAACACGCAAAAGGTACATGGTCAAATGTATCGTTTTCAACAATTTCAAAGCCAGACCCTAATGTAACAACTCTGCGTAGCTCGGCAATGCCATCACCATCATAATCTGCTTTAATATAGGCTTCTGTGACTAAAACATCACGCATTGACATATCAGAGCTGTCAGTATCAGAACCAGACTCTACATCTTCAAAACGATTTTGCACTTCTTGGTTTGTATCTAATTCAGCATGACCAGCGTGTTTTTCAACTAAATCTCGGTCATAACCCATTTGTAACAAATCAGACACTTTCATTGTTGTTCTATGTGCTACAAAATCAGCTTCATCTATTGACGCAGCTCGTCTGTTTACTAAAAATTCTTCTGGCGGTATGTTGTCAACCTTAATCATGCCACCATACATAGTGCGTTTAATTTTGACATCATGGCTAACACTATAATCCGATAAAGGCATACCCATTTCGTCAATACCTTCTTCACCATATTCTTCGGTGTTTTGCTCAACAATTTCTACATTTTCATCTTGCAGCAATAAGGTTAGTTCATCATCAGATAAACCAGTATAAGTTTCTTCTTCGACATTTTCGGTTTCATCATAATAGACTTTAACAACGCCAATTTTTTGCAATAAAGCGTCTTTAAAGAAATTGTGCATAATGACAAAACCATCATTTTGACAGTTAATGACATAATTAGCGTATGATGTGGCTTGTTTTGCGCCCTCAACATCTTCTTCTTGTCGAGGCATAAACTCAACATAATTGTCAGTTTGTGTAAATGTACGCATAAGGCTTGGCATGATAAACTCAATGGTATCGGCAACTTCTGTCGTTACAACTTGGGAACGCCCTTCTTGTTCGTTGCCGAACTTTTCACCCATGTAGTAATCCATTGCTTGTATGCGGTCTATACCATACTCGCTATCATAAAACCCTAATGCGTTTTCAATCTCATTACGCACTAAAGCCTGAAACTCTAGTTCTTCCATAATGTAACCTATTTTTTGGTTGTTTTTTTCTTTTCAGCAGATTTTTTTTCTTCTTGTTCTTTTTTCTTCTGCTTATCTATATCAAGTGCTTGGCTTCTTTGCATTGTATTATCCTATTGTTAAAATTAATAAAAGTAGTACGATAATGCCACCAAATGCAGCATCAACATAATCCCATGAATGATTTTTGATGTAATCAATAATTGTCGTTAATATTTCCATATTTTCTCCTAGTTTAATTTGCTCATATCTGGTCGTATATCAATAGTTTTTATTTTTTCTAAAAACTCGTCAGAACTACCACCGCTTTTGTAAAAACAAAATGCAGAAGCAGCTAAAGTTATATCTGTTAATAATTTCCAGTTATCTATTGGTTTGTTCATTGACTCTAATTCTAAACACAGATGGCTTAGCAAAGCGTCTGTCACAGGGTTATCTGCAATTACCTCTTTAACTTCTTCATCTAGTTCAAATATGATGTCATCTATGTTATCCATGAGTTATCCTTATATGATATTGGTTTATTCCAATTATGCTGTGTGCCACGAACAGAGGCAGTAAATGCTTGTTGTGCAAAAGTTAGGCAAAAAGCATCAGCTAGGTCACAAGAACGACCACCTAATCTTTTCTTAAATTCATCTTTGGCTTCAACTTTTATTTTTCCAGCACTTGTAATTTTAAAACGAGGTGCAATAAGTTCTTCTATTAGCTTGTCATCTTGAACTAAATACACATCACGCCCTTCAAACCATTCTCTCGCCCTAAACCATAATTCGTCACGCAAACGCATATATTTTTCACGCATACTAGGGCTTTCACTAACTTGTATAGGTCTGGCAGGAAGGTCAAGTTCTGTCAATCGTGAACACACACCAGACCCAATACCTATGGTATCTACCATAATATCTGTTGGTCTATCTTTATATTTACACATTTCATACTCTTGGACTATCATGCCAACAGTTTCCATTAAATCTTTGCCTTGCCATGTCTTTATTGGCTCTACGACTTCATTGCCACGCCTTTTACATAGGGCTGTTCTATCACTACCGAAATTGGCGACATCTAAACCCCAAACTACAGGAGTATAGGGGTCAACTTGCACATCTCTGTTTAAAGAACTATCCACCATATATAGCGGAATAACTGTATCATCTTCTGCACGAGGGAACTCACCTAAGACACGCACTCGATACACATTCGAGTCATCACCATATTTTATTCCCATATCTTCAATATATTCAGGTGCAACTTGCGAACTGTCCTTACAAGCAACTGTCATCAATGTCCATCTATCACGCATAGCGGAAAAGGCATTAAAGAAATAGCCGCTAGTTCGTGTTGGATTACCAGTCATCACAACTTTCGCATTAGGTGTTGAAAGCGAACCCTCACCAACCTCAAATATCATATCATCTACACCAGAGGCTTCATCTATAATAAATAAAAGGTTATCAGAGTGGAATCCTTGTAACGCTTCTGGATTTTCTCTACGACTCACACGAGCCACAGCGTAACTATCACTAGCACCTTCTAAATTAATTTTATCCGATTTCATTTCTAGCTGCTGATAAAATGCTTCAGGCAGCTTACGACCCCATTTTTTCACTTCTGCCCATAGCACATCTGATAATTGATGTGCGGTGTTGGCAGTACATACCACTTTACATGGGTGACGAGTGAGTAACCACCACAAGATAAGCCACGACAATACTGCTGTTTTACCGACTCCATGACCTGATTTAACTGCACATCTGGGATTATCCATGACATTACGCAAAAACTCACGCTGCCATTGTTCAGGTTTGACATCTAACATTGTTTCGACAAACATTACAGGGTCTAAAGCGAGTTCAGCAAGTATTTCAGCTAATTGTTCGTTGCTCATATATTTCCTTTTTATATGGGGTAACAGGGGAAAATGGTATGTTAAAAACCTGCCACCCCACCTTGCAAGGCAATATGTCATAAACCCATTTTATTAATAGTTGTTGAAAGGAAGGGAGATATATTTACAACACAATTCTGCCTATGTTGCCATATTTAGCGATTTTACAAAGTTTGTCAATATATAGAAAAATTTTTTTAGGGGGTACTATATATAGAATTTTTTTTGAGAGGGGGGTATATATATTATCATGTAGAGGGCGAGTGGCAGAACAAAGGGGGGGTATTTTGCTATTTTGTTCTTGTTTTGTTCTCTATTTGTTCTAGCT